TATCATTAACACTACCAGCAGCAACATCCATTAACTGTTGATGTCCTATATGTGGAGGATTAAATCTACCAAATGCAATAGTTAATGTACCTTTAGTTTTCTCAACTTCTGGTGGTTGCATTACATCAGAAGGTGCTACTGGTTCAGCAGGTTGTTGTGCTGCTTGCTGCTGTGCTGCCTGTTGTTGTGCTGCTTGCTGTTGTTGTGCAGCATAATCTGGATTAGGTATTTGTTGTTGAGAAACAGTAGATTGCATCGTTCTTGATGGTGCTGCTTCTTCTTCACCACCTTTTGCTTTAGCAGAACCTTCCTCTTCCCCTGCCTTTGATCTCTTATTATAAAACTTTAATCTTCCTTTTACAGTCTTTGCTACAAATTGTCCATCCTTATACCAGTCACCATGACCATCCCCTTCTAGTCCAAGACGGAGTGCCTGTTGAGCTGCAGATTCTGATAAAAATTGGGAAAGGGTTTTCATTACTTACGCTTATTGATTTCAGACATTATTGCTTTTTCATTTGCAGCAATGTATTCAAGAGTATTTCTTCTCATAATGTTATATTTATTTATGATCTTTTTCGACTTAGTACTTTTGATCTTTTTTTCAAAGGTGTAATAACAATGAGCACAGAACTCTTTAAACTTTTCTCTGCCTCTTGAACTAGGTTCAAATGTTTTTATTATATCAGATAATTCCATTATTTTACTAAACACTTTTTAGTCATTATAGTTTTAAACTCAGGTGTAATATTAGCAAAGAATTGAGGTTGTGGTGTAAAGGAACCTTTATACCTTAACTCCAAATCTAAAATAGGAACATCTTTTTTTGATATTTTAAAAAATATTTTAGCAGCATCTGTTATTTCTTTCTTATCAAAATCAACATCTATTTTATATTCTTCACCTGCAGCAGTTAATTCTTGCAAACCCTGCAAAATAGTATGTAAATCAGTTGCTTTTCCAGTCCTTACATTAGGATCATATTTGGCAGGACTACTCCCTCTAACCTTAGTAAGATTACCAACACCAGTAACTAAAGCAAATCCAAATTTAAAATCAGGTAAATTTTTTGCAGCAATCTCATCATATAATTTAACTTTCAATACCAAATTAATTAGTGAATCTGCAAAGATTTGTCCATGATCTTTAACCACATCCATAAACTTTTGCCATAAAGGATTATCCTTTTTTGCTAGACCCTCATTCACAAATTCTTTCATAGATTTTGCTCTACAATTTTTTGGATCAGTCTCATACCCATCCGAATTATTACCCTTGATATCAATATATGCTCTTTTATATCTTGTCTTATCTCTGTCTCTTGCAGTCCATAAATTAAAATCAGATTGTCTCAAAATAGATTCAGGAACACTAATAATATTCTCTTTAACTGCATCCCTAACTACACCAGCAAAATATTCTGCTCTAGCATCTTGAATTTGATTTTTAATACTAGTAAATACTCCATTAGGACCAGAACCTTGAAGAATACTATCAAATGCCTTATTAATAAGAGTAGGATCTGCTGAATTTTCTTTTGGTTTTTTCTTTAGAGATACTCCATAAAAATTTTTTCCCTTTGTCTTTATTATAATATCTGATGAATTATAATCATCAAATCCAAACGCACTAATCTGAAATTTATCTACTGGTTTTGGCCATTTATTACCAGTAATATATACCTTCTCTGCTACTACATCTGCACCTTCTCCATGCTTACTAGATAACCACTGCCTTATTGCTTTTGCAGCAGATATTCCCTGTACAGCATTCGTCAAATATTCTTTCATTTTTTTCTCTGACAATCTTGAAAGTCTTGACCATCTTCCTTGATCCATATAATCAATAAACGCAGCTCTATTAGCACCATATCTTATATTCTGAGGACTACTAATAGTTGTATGAGCATCTCTAAGCCATTGCAATAGAGAATCAGCATCTTTAGTATAAGTATTTAATACAGCATTTCTAGAGAACATGGCAGCTGCCACCATTATTTCAGAATATTCAACTGCCATAGTAATACTTAATCTTTTAAGTATTTATTTAGAGAACTCTGTCTTCCATATATCTGTTAATAGCATCATCATATTCTGCAGTATGTCTAAATGCTTCTACCATAAATTGTTGTCTTAAAGTCTCAGGTTTAATTGATATATTACCTTTGATTGAATCCATATAAATTCCATACTGATGTGGGTTAGTCATTACAGCAACATCCTTAAAATTCTTTGCTGCTGATCTTACCATACTAGGACCACCAATATCAATGTTCTCTATTGCCTCTTCAAGAGTTACATCTGGTTTAGCAACTGTTTCTTTAAATGGATATAGATTTACTGCAACAATATCAATCAATCCAATATCATTTGCTTTACGATCTATATCATGCTTAGGATTACCACGTTGTGCAAGAATACCACCATGAATCTTTGGATGTAATGTCTTTACTCTTCCATTCAAAATCTCTGGTGATCCAGTATAATCAGAAACCTTAGTTACAGGTATTCCTTCTGCTGCTATTACAGAATGTGTTCCACCACTAGAAATAATAGTATATCCATAATCAACTAGAGATCTTGCGAAATCTACAATACCTACTTTATTTGAAACACTTAATAATGCGTAATTCATACATCACCTTCCTTTCTATTTTCTGACTTATGGACATCAAATTCTCCACCAGGATATCTTGCCTTAAGTTTATCTACATTCATCTCAACTATCTCATCAAACGTTGTATCTAATGCCATACATGCCTGTGCAACGTACCACATTACATCTCCAAGTTCTCTCTTAAGATGAAATAAATTCTCTTCATTAACTGGCTTACCTTGAAATATCATCTTCTTTACTACTTCAATAAACTCACCCGACTCTGCAGACATCCCTACTGCAGCAGTAAGAAGTCTTTCTACAGGAAGACCTTCTGAATAAAGATCTCTTAAACGAACTGAAAATGATTCAGAACTTTTACTTTCGTTAGATGTAACTGCATCTACGAACTCAGTGTATTTTTTAAAATCTACAGTCATTAAAATTTAAACTCAGCAAAAGATTTTTTAGGTTTTTTCTCCTCACTATTATACTCTTCTTCTTGCCCACTGTCAAGTATATCTTCTTGTGCTTTTTGCTCACAATCATATAATCTCATCTTTGCTCTATCAATACCAACTACAAATCTTTTAAAGATTGTAGGATCATTATACCTATTCTTTAATTGCTTCACCATTATCTGATTTAAACCTTCAAGTTCCTCTGTACTAATAAGAGCAAACATAAGATCAGCAGTAGCAGGAAGGCCAAAGGATTCGGATGTATCGGTGAGATCAACATCAGAACTAGCAAACCCACTCCTAGTAGTCTGGGTCGCAGATACAATCGGGAGATTCGCCTCAACCGCAAGACCACGGAGTTCTTCCGCAATCGCTTTGATGAACGAGTAGGAATTGACAGAGGAGTTTTGACGATATCGTGAACTAGCACAGATGTTAAGATAATCGATGAATATGATATCAGGTTTAAAGGACTTCTTCAATGCTAATTCTTGTAGCAATGATTTAAAATGTCCTGAATGAGCTGATGCCGTTGGGTACTCTTTAATTATAAGAGTTCCCTGTGTTTTCTTTGCAATTGCATTAACTTTCTTATCAAACATCATCTGAGGAAGTTCTACTATATCCTGTATAGGAACGTTGAGCAGGTTAGCATCAATTCTCTCCGCAATTTTTTCCTCAGCCATTTCAAGCGTGATATATAATACATTTTTACCCTGTAGGAGTATGGAAGCAGCGACATGACACATAAACAAAGATTTACCAACACCAGTACCAGCAAGAGCAATGTTGAGAGTCTTATTCGGTATTCCACCTTTCGTAATCTTGTTAAAATATTCCAAGTCGAATGGGATGAGGTCTTCTTTTCTATGGTAGATATCATATCTCTGTTCATAATCGTTTAAGTAATCATGTCCAATATTATTATCAAATGATACTGCTAATGCATCTGAAAGAATAGATGGAATAGCATCCCGATTCTTTTTCTCATCATTACCATCAGCAATATGAATTGATTCCATAAGTGCAAGATAAATTGCTCTATCCCTACACCATTTTTCAGTAGTATCTAGTAACCATTGCCCATCAACTACAGACTCTGTTAGGGAATTATTAATATCACGAACTTCTTTTATTTCTGTTTCAGTAAGATCTGATCTATTTTCAGTTTCTATATTGAGTGCTTCGATAGTAATTGCAGAATCATACTTAGTAATAAACTCAACTATCTCCTCAAAAATTATTTTCTCAGTTCTTTGCTCAAAATAATCCGAC